TTATTCTTTATTTATTTAGCTGCTCGGTACGTTATTGGTACGTCTCTTTATATATCGAACTCCATAACACGCGCGAGACGGCTTTAGTCCGCACTAACTACCTGACCTTCAACAGTCTTTGTTGGTTGCTCCCAACTTATTTGTATCTTGGTGTCTTGTATTATTTCTTGCTTATCACCATACAAGCTAGGCAATAGCTTTGAGGCTAACCAACGATAGTGATGTAGTTTCTCTCTAACTAAGTTGACATCTTTTGATGAGACTGTTTCAAGTTCATCTATCATCTTGTCTAAATAATACTGACATCCAATCTTTCTAGCTTGGCTAATCTTGTTTGAAAATTCTTTATCTGTCTTAATCCAATTATATACCGTCGATAGACTTGGCATATCTTTGGCTTGGCAAATCGAAGTTAGCGTCAGACCGTTCATTAGTTTTGTTTCTAAACTTTCGGTCAATGACTTTGTTAATTGTATCTTGTTTGACATTCTTTAAATTTTGTAATGATTTTATAAGACCAGCTTTTGATGTTGGTCCAGCAGATAAACCAGCGTGAAATTTACACCTATATTTCCTGCTTGTTTTACACCAATAGCCTTTGCATTTACATTGTACTTTATAGTTGCTGCCTCTTGTCATTGATTGGCAACGATCAGGTTTGAATTTCATTTGCGAAACAAAGCAGTTGGAATAAAAAAAAAGAGTAAAAAAAAATTAAACTGAAAACAGTTTTTTAAAATACTTACCTTGATACAGTTAAATTATACAAGTGGTTTCTTATTTGTCTAGTCTCTAAGATTTTATAATATTGAAAAAAAATATTTTTATTTTGAGGATAATTAAATTAAATAAATTTTTTGTCTAATTTGTCAATGCTATTTTTAATTTTATTGGATAACTTGTCTAAGACTTTATTATATCTATTCTTGATTGTAATACGATGAAAACCAAAAAACTTTGCAAGCTTGGTCCACTTGAACCTGTTGGCTCTCAACCAAAATAACTTTCTATCTAGTGTAGGATCTTCTGATACATCATCTTCGATCATCAACAATATGTCTAAAGCTAGTTCATATCTTGTCATCTGTCTTGGTGTTGCTCTTAAAACTAATTTAGGTTTTACGTGAAATCCCCAATCCTTCTTGTCATAATAACTTTCAAGAACCTGATACATTGATGGACATCTTTTATTATTTGGAGCTGCAATAAATCTTTCAGCATAAGCAGCATCATCAAGGATCTGTACTATAAGTTGCTCTAACTTAATTTGTTCTTCAATTACTTTCTCTATGCTTTTTAACATTCCTATAAACCCAGCTATACATTAAATCCGTTTCCTTTATTCGATCAAACTCTTCGCGTGGCAAATCTTTAAGCACATCATAAAGCTCGTACTGATCTAATTTAGGATATAAATATTTTCTTGTTGTGAATTGTTGTGTATGATTTTTTAGTGTGGACCAACCTTTGCTGCTGCCAAACTTTGTAAATCCTAATTGAGTGACAAAGTATTTATGTCTTGGCATATCAAATACAAGATACTTACCTGCGTCTTTGATTGAGATTAAAGCTAGTCCGTCAATATGAATACGAGCTAGTCTATCTAAACTGTCCTGCACTTGGTCCAGTCCTATCTGAAATGTTCCTGATATATCTACAAGTCTAATAAAACTAGATAATGTTTTCACATTAAACTGATGGCAACAATAACTATAAATTCTAAAGTCCAAATTATTTAATTTATTTTCTTTTAAAACTTTGGTGTCAGATAGATAAAAATTCGACATATTTCTGTTGCCTCACAAATTTATTGCCACATTTATTGGCTTGGATTTTACGGATTAAATAATCTTTTCTCTCACAATTAGGACCGTGAGAAACTAAAGACATATGCTCTAAGAACTGCAGCATATTATCAGGTGATAAATTACGCCACTGCTTATCTGAGTGCGGTCTTATTCTATTAATATCAAACCTGATGCAGCTCCTAAATTTAGTGCTTTCATCTACGGTATAAAATATTTCATAGTAAGGAATATCAGCAGCCTCAGCTAAATATTTATATGGTCTTCTATGCCAGTCAGACTTACCTCTAAATTGGAAGTCTTTATTATAGATAGTATCAGCTAAAAATAGTGGTGTTGCGCAGGCTGGACAAATACCGCAAACGTCAATATCCACATAATTTATGCCGTCATTTTGCAGCCTATGCCATTGGCTAAAAGGCGATACTAATTGGCTAAAATACTGGTTTCTAGGCATATATATTAGCGGATTATAAAAGTGACCTTATTTGTCAACAATTTTTATGGTCAAATTTGACTTGAATTTTGGTTATAATATATTATCTAATATCATAATATATGAGTAGAAATATATCTATCACTTGGAATAGGCAGCCACCTCGAGAAGTAGCAGGCAAGCTTGAATATTACGAAATAGATTTACATCAAAACTATGGATTATTAAGTGATCCTGATAGACAAGATTACGCTCAAGTTAAAACACATTTCTCATATTCAGTTGTAAAAAATGGAAAGTTTTTTCCTGAAACACAATCAAGAGTACGTACTGTTTATGGTCCTCCAAATGAGGTGTACGATTATCATATGAAGAATGCTAACGCATCAAAAGAAATGTTTGTAAGAGCTTGGCAAGTAGCAAAAGATAGAGATTTAAGTAGCCTTACAGTTTTTCCATACAAACCTGCATATGTTAATGAAAAAATATCTGAAGAAATAAATAAAACTTATTATGGTGGTGCAAAAGAATTTGCAGAAAAAGCAGGTAAAGATTATTCAAATGTATTTAAAGAATTAAAAGGAACAAGAAAAATTTCTTTGCAACAAGCAATAGATTATGCTGAAGTTTTAAAGTGTGATCCAGTTGATTTACTGTTTGAAAAATTAAGAACTAAAGTATGGGCTAGTGTTAATTTCTTAAATAGAATTGGAACATCAACAGGTTATAACTATCAAGCAGGTCAATTAAAATTTTATGATGAAGATAAATTTACAACTGTTCCTCGTCACATATGGCGACCTGATATAAGATGTGTGACTGTAAGAAGTGAAGGATCTTTTTTAGATAGACAACATTTATTTTATTATAAGTCTAAAGACAAACAACCACCGAACTGTCACGGCAAACTTTGTATGGTTGGTGTTGATATTATAATTGATGGTGTTGCAGATTTTAGAGAATACTTTGTTGGAATTTATGAACAAGCTTTAGGTGGTAAAATTAATCTTGCTAATCCTGATCCGTTTGCAAAAAATAAATACATCGCAAAAGATATAGAAAATATTTTTGCAGTTGCTCCAATTGTTGCAGTTGTAAATCCTCTTATGTTAGATGACAGAGATAGAAGAGAGCAGTTGGAAAATTATCCTAAGCTACAAGAACTGTTGCACAAAGAAAGTATTAAACAAATGAAAGAGCAAGCTCGTATGGTTAATAAGTTCGATCAGATTGAGGAGCTGCAAAGAAGACAAAAAGATTTAGAACAAAAATTACAAGAAGAATACAAACTACTCGAGCGAAATCTTG